GAGGGCGGTGAGTGCGCAGGCGGTCTGGGCGACCTTGACGGCCCCGATGAGGGCCAGCAGGGCCACCACACCGGTGACGGCGATGTTATCATGCTTCTTCATGGTGTACCTCCTCCATCCGATCCATGAGGTCTGCGGCGACCGTCATTATGCTGATGAGAGCTTCCGCCGGATCGGAGCGTTCTATGCAGACTGCGGCAACCGCTGCCGCGCAGAGGGCGGCAATTTCGAGGTGGGTGCCCTGCTCGTAGACCTTGGGATTCCCGTCCTCTCCGGTCTGGACTTTTAGCGTTGGACGCAGCTCATTGTTGTTGTTCACGGTGTACCTCCTCAGTAACAGTTGAATTCCTGATCCAGCAGGGTGTCCAGCCGGATGGTCTTGCCCCGGCCCCGCCCACTCCAACCGTCCGGGTACTGCTGGGTGACGCGTTTTGCAGTGGTGCCCATCTGGGCGGCGGCCTGCTCCACCGTCAGGCGGATGCAGCCGAGGCTGCCGTAGATGGCGCTGTAGGCGTCATGCCATGCTTCCGGACGTTTCATGGGTGGGTCACTCCTTAATCTTTCTTGGCGCCGAACAGCATCAGGCGGAAGGTCTCGCGGCCCTTGGGCGTCACCATGGTCTGGGTGCCGGAGATGCGCTTGCCGTTCTTGTCATACTCCCGGAGCTGGAACAGGCCGTCGTTCTTCTCGGCGTTGGGGACCAGCTTGTTGTAGGGCGTCCGGTACAGGTACTTCCGCTCGACCAGCCAGCTCATGAAGGTCCTGCGCGGGATGTGCAGCCCATCGGCGGTCTCCTGCAGCCCGGTGAGCTGGTTCGCGGCCACCTGCTGGTCGAAGTAGTCGGCCTTGGGCTGCATGATCTCGTTGGCGGCGGTCAGCTTCGCGTTCTCAGCGGTGAGCCGGGCGTTCTTCTCCCGCTCGGCCTTGATCTGCTGGCAGAGCTGGATCACCGTGTCCGGGTTCAGGATCGCTTCCCGCAGCGCTGCGGGGGTCATGTAGTGACCGTTCTTGCGGATGCTGGGCAGCACCTCGGAGGTGACCCAGCGCTTGAACCGCTGTGCACCTTCCAGCTTACTGCTGAAAATCAGGGAGTAGAGACCGCTCTCATTGATGATGGGCATCTGTTGCTTACCGCCGGGGGTGACCATTTCGGTCACCCCCTTGTCGAGGGCGTCCACATGGTCACGGATGGCCCTCTGGGGATTGCCGTAGCCCAGCGCCTCGGCTACGTCTTTGCCGACGAACCACGGCTCACCGTTTTGCTCGACGCTCCGGATGCTCCCAAATTCAGGGCTGTTGAATGTTTGGATGTCAGTCATTGTGGATACACTCCTTGGGATTTGTTATTTCTCGTGGTATAATCTAGGGGAAAGGGGATGAAGCGTAAGTGAAAGAATTCATGCAATGGGCGATCTGCAACCAAAGTTGGATTACACTAGGTATCGCAATCTTTGGCGCAGCGCTGTCTACGTGGAACTGGATTGAAAAGCATCTTGAGAATAGAAAACGTGTGGTGGTTGAAATGAAAAATGTTTTTTGTTTTGGGCCAGAGGCTAAAACCGGCGGATATACGGAAGTGCTCCATTTGTATATCATCAACAAATCTCGAGAGCCGATAACATTGAGCCAGTTGCAGATGAGTTGCGATGCTAAAAGCAATCGGTTTGGAGAATACCGGATGGAACTACATAACCGGAGCAATAAAAAGGGAAGTGCTGAAGTGACTCGTAGGCGATGGTTCTCCGACACTTTTCCAGTTAAGCTTGAGGGCTTGGGATATGCGCATTTGCTGCTTTCGTCAACAGGGGATGCGCGTTGCATCGAACAGGGAAAGAAATGTCTCATCTTGATCGATAGCAATAAAGGAAAAATCCGTAAAGAAGTTACCTGCACGTTTTCCGAATGGGATTTACTGCCGTTATGCAAAGAGCCAAGTTTCACGGCAGAGGCGCTGCTACAGTAGTTTTACCTCAGGCAGGAGGGGCAATCTTCCTCTGCAAGGTCTACCCGAAGTGTGACGGTATATTTCTCTGATCTGCAAAAGTGCTTGCTCTCCACTTCGACTTCGTCTCGACTTGCCAGTTCTTCGATGAGCTGAACAGTCGGAATTTTGCTTGGCGCGTCAGTCATGAGCGACCTCCTTTGCCAGCAGGTAGTCGATGGAGCAGTGAAACAGCTCGGACATCTGCTCCAGCTTCGACTGGGGAATGTTGCCGTGGGCCATCCAGTTGTAGATGGTTTTGCGGGAAACTCCCAGCTTTTCGGCGAACTCGCCGACGGTAAGACCCATGCGGCTGCGCTCGGCATTGATATTGGGGTACGGCATTAAAATGCCTCCTTTCTTGTACACCGTGTTACTCGTATTGAGTAACTGTGGCTATTGTATACCCAAAACGAATAATTGTAAAGCGCAAAATTACCCAATTTGAATAATAACATTTTGTGAAAATTGCTCATTATGAATAACTCTGCTTGACTATGCACCCAAAATGTGTAATATTATTCTCATAAAGTGAAAGGAGAGCAGCTATGAACAGAATTCCTGAACTTCGAGCGGAAAAAGGAATCAGCATGAGAGATGCTGCCCGGATGCTCGGAATGCCGTACACCACATATGTGAACTATGAAAAAGGGACACGTGAACCCAACTCAGAGACCCTGATTGCACTGGCAAACTTTTACGAGACCTCTGTTGATTACCTGATTGGGAAAAGCAGCAGCCGAACAGGAAAGATCACCATCCCTCCCGGCTTTATCCCGCTGCCCAAGATGAAGAAGGTGCCGCTCATCGGTGCCATCGCCTGCGGCGACCCCATCACCGCCCTCCAGAACCGGGAAGGGGAGGCGGACGCCCCGGAGGATATGCGCTGTGATTTCGCCCTCAAGTGCCACGGCGACAGCATGACCGGCGCGGGCATCTACGACGGGGACACCGTATTCATCCGAATCCAGCCCGAAGTGGAGAACGGCGAGATCGCTGCGGTACGAATCGGCGAGGAAGCTACACTGAAAAGAGTTTACTACAGCGGCGATACTTTGACCCTGATGCCCGCCAACGCCGCTTACGCCCCGATGGTCTATACCGGCGAGACCTTGAACGACGTGCAGATCGAGGGCAAGGCCGTCGGCTGGCTGCACTGGGTCTGACCTCCCGGGAAAGCGTTCTGACTACAGGACTACAAAACTACGTCAATCCCTATAAATCCCTCACGGGAAGGCTATAAGGCTATATATACGCGTGTATATTCTTATTTTCTTCTATTCAGGGTCTGTATAAGGATTATGGTAGACAACGTAGACAAACCCCAAAAAACCCGCATGAACACTCACTTTTTTCTGACTACAAGCGTTGCGCAGGTTTGTAGTCGCCTGAAAGAGGTCTTTGTAGACAAAAAATGCCCCCGGTGCTGGAACACCGAGAGCGTTTTGATAGACTGGCTTACCCGATGGAGGTACAACACAGAGCTACACGACTGTATTGTACCACCATCGGGCAGGCTTGTCAAAGTGTACCCTGATGGAGGTAGTAAAAATATGGGAACGACAAAAAAGAAACCCGTCCGCCGGGTGAGCATCAACCGCCGGGTCGGCCTGCCGAAGCCCCGCGTCTTCTATGGAAAGACCAAAGCCGAGGCAGAACGCAAGTATCAGCAGGCGGTGCAGGACTATCAGCTGGAATGCTTGTCGCCAAAAGAAAGGCGCTACACCTACCGGCAGATAGCCACAGCCTACGAAGATTATATCACCGGGCCGCTGCACCCCATCCGCAGGGGGACCGTCAATGCCTATCGTCTTCACATCAAGCCTACCCGGGAGTATTTCGGCGACACCGTGATGAACGACATCGACGCACAGGCGGTGCGCGGTTATCTGGAAAGGATGAAGGTAGCAGGGAAGAGCAAGCATACCATCGCAAATGCGCGGGGCGTCATCTCCTGCATCTTTTCCTATTGGTGCGCGGAGTACCACGGCACCAACAATCCGGCGCTGCTGGCCAAGCTGCCCTCCGGGATGCAGTATGGCCGCCGGAAAGAACCCACCGAAGAACAGCGCAGGCTCATCAACGCCCACCCCGAGGGCTGCGGCTTCTGGGCGTGGCTGTTCGAGTATACGGGGCTGCGGATGGGCGAGGCCAACGGCCTGCGCTGGCAGGATGTGGACCTGGCTGCGGGTACGATCACCCCGATGCAGGCGATGCCGTGGTATAAGAACCAGCCCTATAAAGAAAAACTGAAAACGGAAAATGCCTACCGGAGCATCCCCATCCTGTCGCCGCTGCGGCCCCTGCTTGAGGCAGGCAAGGCAGCACACCGCCCCGAGGATTATGTCATGTCCGGTGCGGATACGCCGCTCACCCAGTGCCAGTACCGGCGGCGATGGATCATGTACTGCCGTCAGCTGGGCCTCTGCGAGAGCTACATGGCGAAATATAAAGTGCCGGCCACCTCGCTGACGCCCGCCCATACCGCCGAGCGCTTGGAGTACAAGCCGCTGGTGACAGCCCACCAGTTCCGGCACCTGTTCGCCACGAACCTGTTTTACGCCGGCGTCCCGGACATGGTGGCCCAGCGGCTTCTGGGCCACGCTGACATCATGACCACCCGGCGGGTCTACCAGCATATCCGGGAGGCCGAGGACGCCAAATATACGGCCCAGCTGGACGCGTATGTGAGCGGTGTACACTGAGCTGCACCCTGCAAAATCATAGCATGACAAAGCCCCTGCCACGGAGGACATCCGAGGCAGGGGCTTTTTTCATACGCAGCGCTCCGCGGAAGGTGCTTTTTTCCTTGGACTGGTGACTACTTTTTGCATACGTTTATCATACGCAACCGGGCAGAATCGCGCAGTATCTGGCAGTATTCGACATTCCGTAAAAAGAAAAAATCCACGATGCTTCGAATTTTTATCGACTCATCGTGGATTCTTCATCATGCGGGAGAAGGGGGTCGAACCCTCACTCCATTGGAACTGGTGCCTAAAACCAGCGCGTCTGCCATTCCGCCACTCCCGCACGGAAACTTTATTTATAGTAGCAAGATTCGCCGCAAAAGTCAACTGCCGAAGGATAATTCCCTCTTTGCGTCCGCATAATAACCCCAAAAACAGCGAGGGAGGCCATGGGCGTGAAGAGAATGCAGCGGGCGAAGCTTGCGGCGGCATATCTGCTGCTGGCTCTAGCGGCAGCTTTGGGCTGGCTGTACAGCTGCCTGCCGGACCGGGTCTATCTGGAGCCGGGACAGGCCTTATATCTTCCCCGCTTTGCATGGGTCGAGCCGCAGCGCGGCCATGGAAGCCGGAATGTCGCCAGCACCCGGGCGGTGGGCAGCTACCAGACGACGCTGACGCTGGGCGGGTGGCTCCCCATCAAGACCATCCGGGCGGTGGTGACAGAGCGGCCCAGAGTGACCGTCTGCGGTACACCCTTCGGCGTCAAGATGTTCTCCGAAGGGGCGCTCATCGTGGGATTTTCGGAGATCGGGCAGGCTGACGGCGGGACATCGAATCCCGCCAAGGAGGCCGGGCTTCGCCTCGGTGACCGGGTCATCTGCATCGGGCAGACCCGCACCGAGAGCAATGACGCCGTAAAGGAAGCCCTGGACGCTGCCGAGGGGCAGTCCGTGGAGGTCGTGTATATCCGCAGCGGTGAGCAGAAGCTGACTGCCCTGACCCCAGTGTGGGACGGTGCCGCCGGGCAGTGGCGGGCCGGAATGTGGGTGCGGGACTCCTCCGCCGGTGTGGGTACACTGACTTTCGCCGACGAGGAGCTCGGCGTATTTGCGGGACTGGGCCACCCCATCAGCGACAGCGACACCGGCGAAAGCGTCGCCCTGCGCAGCGGCGAGATCGTTCCCTGCGAGATAACCGGCTGCAGTGCCGGAACGGCCGGAAGCCCCGGTGAGCTAAAGGGCCATTTCCTGAGCGCCCACGCCATCGGCACCATCCGCATCAACGGCGAGAACGGCGTCTACGGCACGACGCGCACCCACTTCTCGGGCCAGCTGCGGGAGATCGCGTTCGCGCAGGAAGTCGTCACCGGCCCCGCTGAGATATGGGCCACCATCGAGGGGGAAACGCCCCGCGCTTACCGCATCCGGATCGAGCGGGTCAGCGACGCCGACCCCCGCCGGAATCTGGTCATCCGGGTGACCGACCCTTCGCTTCTGTCTGCGACCGGCGGCATCGTGCAGGGCATGAGCGGAAGCCCCATCCTCCAAAATGGGCGCCTCGTGGGTGCTGTGACCCATGTTCTGGTCAATGACCCCACTCGAGGCTACGGGATTTTCGCCCAGACGATGCTCGAACAGGCAAAAAACGCCGTTCAAAACGGTGCCGAAGCGCAGAACGCAGAATGAACAAGAAGATTTTTATGAAAATTCCAGAAAATGTAAAAATTTCCTGTTGCAATCCATGGTAAATTATGGTAAAATCTAGACTGTAAAGGGAACTGCACACATTGGAGGATAGTACGATGGATAAAGTAAGATTTTTGATGTCGGATACCAGTGCGGATGTTACGGCAGCCTGCCGAGAGGCACTGGAGCAAAAAGGCGTAGAAGTGACCGTCGTGGAAAAAAACGGCCTTCAGATTTTGCAGAAGATGCTTGTGGTGCGGCCGCAGGTGGTTTTGCTGGATGCCTTCATGCCCGGGCTGGATGCTCTGGCCGTCAAGCAGAAATATGTCGCCGCCGGCGAAACGCACACCACGTTTTTCGTCACCGGCGCCTTCCAGAGTGAGGAAATGGTCCAGGAGCTGCTGGATGAGGGCTTCGCCTACTACTTTGTCAAACCCTTCGACGAGAATGTCCTTGCCAGCCGGGTGCTCAAGGTCGCCCACGGCCACCAGAAGCGGCTTATCACGGCCAGCGTGGACAGCGACGAGCTGAAGGTCACGGACATTCTGCATCAGATCGGCGTCCCTGCCCACATCAAAGGCTACCAGTTCCTGCGGGATGCCATCCTGCTCACCATGAACGAGCCGGAGTACATCAACGCCGTCACCAAGCGCCTGTACCCGGAGATCGCCAAGAAAAACGGCACCACCGCCAGCCGGGTGGAGCGGGCCATCCGCCACGCCATCGAGGTGGCATGGGACCGTGGCGATGTGGACACCCTGAACAGCTACTTCGGCTACACCATCCACAACCTGCGCGGCAAGCCGACCAACTCGGAGTTCATCGCAATGATAGCCGATAAGATGCGGCTGGATAAGCGGCAGCAGGCGGGTTGAAAAGAATATTTTTCTGCGTCATTTTCCTGTGGTATTTTTCATTGATTTCCGGGTGCGAAATTATAAATTACGGTTCCCTCATAATATGGTAATAACAGGCCTCCTGCATCGATTTTCCAATGCAGGAGGCTCGTTTTCTGTGCAAAAGTGATCGTTGGCGGATCAGCATGGCCGCCCGCAGGCGGCAAGCAATCAGCCAGGAGGACTGCCATCACAGCTTGACGAAAAATGCAAGAATCTCTATACTATAAAAGAGAATAAACAAAGAAGGGAATGGATAGATCCCCTCATGCTGAAGATCGCATTTTGTGACGACGAGACCCAAGAGACCAGACGGCTGGAAGCTCTGCTGGAAGAATATGCTGCTGACCGCGGGCAGGACTTTGCCCATACGTCTTATCAAAGCCCGGTCGAGCTGATGGCGGAAGTGGAGAAGGGAACGCGCTTCGACATCATCCTGCTGGATGTCCTGATGCCGGGCGAAAACGGGATGGCTGCGGCCCGGGAGATACGGGAATATGACTCGAATGTGAAGATCATCTTCCTTACTTCAAGCACGGAGTTTGCGGTGGAATCCTACGCGGTGGATGCATGGTATTACCAGCTCAAGCCCATCCGGAGAGAGGACTTTTTCCGCCTGATGGACTCGGCCTGTGCGGCCTGCACCAGGGAGCAGAAGCACAGCCTCATCCTCCGGAGCAAGAGCGGCATCGTCCGCCTGGAGCTGGAAGAGCTGGTCTACTGCGAGGTGATGGGGCGGACGCTCACGTTTCACCTGAACAACGGCGTCGTGCTGGAAAGCATGGGCCGACTGGACGACCTCTGCGACCAGCTCGTGGAATACCCGAATTTCCTCCGTCCCCACCGCTCCTTCCTGATCAATATGGAGTATATCGCCAACATCGCAGCCCGCTCCATCACGATGCAGGACGGAGCCGTGGTGCCGCTGCCCCACGGGAAGTATTCGGAAACGAAGGACCGCTATCTGAGCTATATTTTTGACCGAAAGCAGGTGGTCATGTAGTGAACGCTCTTACTGTACCAAACGGCGTTGCCGTAGCGCTCTTTGGCATCGCACTCTCGGCGGCGTTCTGTGACATCCACTGGACGAAGAAGAACTGCATTATATTGGCGGTCGGCTCAGCAGCCATGCTCTTGATGCAGGCGCTCATTACTTATATGGATGGCTGGACGGCGATGCAGGAGACGTATCCGCTTATCACCCATCTGCCGCTTGCCATCATCCTCAGCGTCCTCAGCGGAAAATGGCTCTGGCCCACCATCTCGGTGCTGGCTGCGTATCTGTGCTGTCAGCTCCGGCGCTGGGTGGCGCTGCTGGTCATTGCGATGGTGCCGGGCATCGACTGGCTGCAGCCCGCCGTCGAG